ACATCGCGTATCTTCTTTTCAAAACCGCTCATCGCCTTTTCAGCGGGGGCGGTGTCTGTCATTACAGACATCGTCTGTTCGGCTGGCGTATCATTTACCGTTGTTTTACCGTCTTCGCCGCTCAGCTTGTTTATTTTATCGAAACCCGCAAGGCTCTTGTCAGTGGCTTCCTGAGCGGCTTCTGCGGACTCAGCCATATCGGAGTAGCTTTCAGCCGCCTTGCCCGTATCTTCCGATACATTTGATGCCGATGACGCAGTATCCGCTGTCAGCCCGAAAACATCGGACAGCGCTGAGGATACATCTTTTGCTGCGGAAGTCACGCTCTGCAAAGCCGCTGTGATGCGCTTGACCACCGCAACTGCCCCCGCGAGCACAGGTGTACACCGCAAGAAAGTCAGTCCATGCCTGTTTCAGGTTGCCTGTGACATTCTCCCAGCCGTCGGCTTCTCTTGCCGCCTGCCCCTCAGCACCCGAAAGCGCGTTGGCGTCCTTTACCATTTGCAGAAGTGTCAGCTGTTTCTGCGCTTCGGATAGCTCTGTGAACTTTTTGCCGTACATCTCCATTGCTTTCGCATTTCGGGTGTATTCTGTGGAACTTATGCCCAGCGCCGCATCGTTGGCGTAGTTGCCCTTGAGGTAGCTTTTCAGTGTTTCAGATGTTTCTTCAAGGGACTTGTCATAGTATGCCGCGCTGTCAGCCGCAACTTGCAGTGCATCGCTCATCATGTCGAGCGCCTGTGTACTGTCCATTCCCGAAGTCTTCGCGAACGAATATATGCTCGTGGCTGTGCCCTGCAAGCGCTTTTCGAGGATACCGCTGCGGTCGGCTACCGTATCGATGGCTTGTCGGGCGCTTGCCTGCATCGCGCCGAAAGTCTGCTCAAACTGGCTTTCAGCCGCCTTGACAGATGCCGCCGCTTCTATCATTTCCTTACTCGAAAAAGCCACACCCATAGCCGCGCCGATACCCAGCAGTTTGCCCTTTATGCCGTCAAGTCCTCTGCCAAGCGACTTTACACCGTCCGAGAAACCCTTGCTGTTTATCTTCGTGTCAAAATTAAGATGTCCGTCTGCCGCCATTTTCTCACCTCTATTCTAAATGGGGGCGAAGCCCCCATACCCCCGACGCTCAGACTTTTGCGCCTGAGAAACTTAAAGATTTTTTTTGCACCCTTCGGTCGTACCTCCCTACGGGCACAAAAAACTTTAAAGGCGCAAAAGCTCCTCGCTCTTTGGCATTATTTTATTGCTTTGTGAATGTCTGTGACTCGCAAAGTGTGGGTCCTTAGCATGCTTATGAAGTTTGTTGTATTCTTGTTTGTTGCTAATTGCCTGTCAACCGTTTTATGAACGCTTCATCTTCTTCCTGCTTTTTCTGCTCTTCTGCCGAGAACCTTGTTTTCAGTGTGACCAGCTTTTTGTTCTCGCGGATAAATCTTCGCTCCCACTTGTCCAGCTTTTCACCCCTCGCCATTTTTCGGCGCATGTGGCATACCTGTGAGAACAGTCCCTCGTCTATCTCACCGAACAGACCGAGAAAACTCCACCAGTGCAGATATCTCACCGCCCTTGTTTCGTACCCCGCCGCCTTGTTTACGGCAGGGAAGATGATGCCCTCATCCTGTTCCCAGTCGAAAGTCCTGATGCCGCTGTCAGATGTCGGCATATCGCCGCCGCCCACGAAGCGGTACGCTTTTTCGGCGGCTTCCTGCAAGCTGTCGGCAGGCAGGCTGTCATAGTCTTCGTAAAGGCACTTCATGCAGACATAGCATTTCTCCCGCTCTGTAAGGTCGGGGTCGTTCATCGCCTGAATGATATTCAGCACCACGCGGAAGTCTGTGCGTATCGCATATGCTTTCCCGCCCACTGCCAGCGAAACGGGCAGTTCACCTATCATGACAGTTCCCTTGTCAGCTTGTCAAGAAGTGCCTGCTTCTGAGATGTGCTCATACTGTCCACATCTGGTATCTGTGTGTTTTCTGTGACAGGGCTCACATATTTTGCGGTACGCTCTTCAAGGCTATGCTTTGCGGCTTCTGCGGCGTTTTCCATGTCGCGGCGTATCACAGGCATCAGCGCGTTCAGAAAGCCCTCTATCAGCAGACCGCCGCTCTCCACAGCGGACAGCACATTCGTCATGCCGAAAGCAGTTTCGCACACGCCCTTACCGAATACATGGTCAAGCTGTTCGCGAATGACCCTGTCGGCTTCTTCCAGCCTTTTCTCCGATAATTCGCCCTCTTTTATGCCGTCCACCATCTGCCCGATGACACTTGACGCTTCATCGAAGCGCTTTTTTGTGTTCAGGTCGGTAACATTTATCCTTATCACCCGGCTCTCATCGCCGTTTATGGCGTAACTGCGGAAGCCGTCATCGAAATCAATGCTCTGCATCTGCTATCCCTCCAAAAATATCGGCGGAACAGCACTGCGCCGCTCCGCCGTCATATCAGTTGTTGTCACTGCTCTCTTCTTCCTCCGACTCTGACGGTGCAGTATCCGTCAGGTCGCCGCTGTAAAAGTCGGTGCGTGGGTGGTCGAGTCGAATGTGGCACTGCCTTTCTGCCTGTTGCCGTCAAACTGAATGTTGAACGGTATGTTCACACCGCCCTGAGGACCGCCGTAGCTCTGCGGCTTGACGATAACGTCTTCCACCCATGCGTCATAAGCGCCTGTGGTCTTGTCCACCAGCACTTCAAGTATCTTTGTCTTGCAGGCATCGCCTGTCAGCCTGTTCATGGCGATATCCTTTATCTTCTCATAGATCGGGTCATCAGGATCCGCATAATAGGTATCAAGGTCAAGAGCGGGCTCATAGCCGTTGTCCTGAACTGTCGTTTCATCAAGGATATTCTTCCTGACTTCGGTATCGGGATTGAGTTCAACGCTCGCGTCCTCGATATCCTTACCTATAAGATACCATGATGTAGTCCCACCGAACGACGCATCTATAAACTGCAACAGATGCGACCTGTTCAGCTTCCCGCTTGTATAGCTGTATTCTGCCATATTATCCTCCTATCTTAAATGGGGGCACAGCCCCCATACCCCCACGCGAGCCGCCTGCCAACGCAGGCTATTTGGCATGCTTTTGT